TTATCCGCCAGATTGTTTCTCAATATTTTTAGGATCAAAATGATTAAAGTGTTCTGCGGTGTTAAATTCTAATTTGTTTGTGACATGACCATAAATATCTGAGGTTGTTTTAGCACTAGCATGTCCGGCTCTTTTCTGAATAGCATTTATGCTCTCACCTGCCTCTATAAGGAGAGCGACCATTGTATGTCTTAAATCATGTAGCCGAATGTTTTTTAATTTGTGTTTGTTTTTGATTTTTGACCATTTGGAAGTAGGGGTTGTGTAATGGAAAGGCTCACCAAAACCATTATGAAATAAATATTGGTGATCATCTCCTTGCCATAAGTCACCAACTAATAGTTTTTCTTTTTTCCACATGATATGGTACTGCTTTAATTCATCCATATACCAGTTAGGCATCTTTACAAAACGTTTAGAACTTCTTGTTTTAGGTTCTTTAACATAGGGTTTGCCATCAACTGTCTTAGAAATTGAACGATTAATATGAAAGCCTCCGAGATCCCAATCAACATCTAAATGCCATTCAAGTGCAAGACCTTCACCGCGTCTTAGACCGCCGATCATAGCAGCTAAAAAATAAAGTCTCCATTTAATATCAACTTCTTGATACAAAATTTTTATACATTCAGCAGCTTCGTCAGATTCAAAATAGTTCATTTCTTGCTTTTCATGTTCTGGTTGAGGAAGTCCTTTCATAGGATCAACTTTAATGATCTTCCATTCTTCAGTAGCCGTTTTAAAAACAACTTGTAAAATTTTAAAAATGTCTTGGATAGTGGCTCCACTTAAACCTCCTGGTTTTCCATCCTTTCGTGCGCCATCTTTTTTTAAACTGTCTAAAAAATCTACAATATGAAGGCTTTTTATTTGTTCCATTTTTTTATTGCCAAAGACAGGGAGAATATGATTTTTTAAATGTCTCCAATATACATCGGAAGTAGTGAGAGAGTATGGTTTTCCGCTCTTTTGATAAAGTTTCTTCTCTTTCCACTTAGCGATAAAAGATTCAAATGTTAATTTTTCAGGTTCTATGTATTCTTCAGAAGAAACTTCGATTTTAAATTGATAGAGCTGGTCTGAGAGATACTCTTGCAATCTTCTTTTCGTCTTTAATAGTTTAGTATCTTCTATGCGAATGGTTTTAGTTTTTTTCTTTCTTTTTCCGTTTATATCGTGACCAGCTTCAACAATTAATCTAAAAGAATTGTTTCCTCTTTTTTCAATGCTAGCCATATAAAACACCCCTTGTCTGAGAATAAGTTTTTTGATAATAGAGATTTAAACGGTGATTTGCAAATTCAGGAGTAACGTTAAAAATATTAGAAACTTTCAAGACAGCGAGTTCTGGTCTTTTGGGTAAATCCAAATCAATTAACATGAATGTTGGGATACAAAAATGATAAGCAAAATAATTCGCTTGTCTTTCTTGATAGATATTCCATAAAGTTTTAGTCAAATGAAAATTAGTGAATTTGCTAGATTGTCTAACTATATGGCAAAGTTCATGAGCGAAATCCTGCCATTGTTCCTCTTTAGATAGGTTTTTATTTAGAAAAATAGTGTACAGATTGTTAATTTCTACATAATGACTTGTGTCATTAACATAAAATATCCAAATGTCTAGATCATTAGCTATTTTGTGTTTATTTAATTGTGAAGGTTCAGTTATGCCAATATTACTAAGGAATGACTCAATCCAATCTTCTAAATGACTATTTATATATCTCAATGTTAATAAGCCCCTTTCTAAAAGAGAATGCTCTTAGATGAGTTAGAAACATATGTTCTGTTTTGGTGTGAAAATAAAAGCCCAATATGGGCAGTGTTTATTTAGTTTTAAAGAATAGTTTACCTGAAGTAGATATACTTTTATAAGCTATTAAAAAATCATCGTCTTTTTTTACTTGATTCACTATATAACCTTCAAGTGAACCACCGTTATATACTTCGCCTTCAAATTCTTTTGGCACAACAGTACCAATTTCCTCAGAATAAGGAGAACCATCACTACTAAAAAAGTCAAAGTTAAGAATCGGACTGAATAGTATAGGTTCATCATCTGTTTCAGAATTTGTCATCTTCACTTTGACCTTAACGAGTGCCCATTCAAAACCCTTTTTAGGTTGAGAAACAGTGCTATTCCTCTTATATAAAACATTAAATGCTTTATCTCCTCGAATAACCTCTTCTACATTCATCTTTAATTCAACAGTATATTCATTATCCGATGCACTAATGTAATCGTCGAAATATATTGGCTTTTTTAAAGGTATAGGAGCAGTTCGTGTTCCATCAGCTTCTTTTTTAGTTTTCTTCTTAGCAGATGAACCCTCATTAGATTCCTGTTTATCGCTTTTTTCATTTGATTCATTTACTTTTGTATTCTGTGAATTACACGCTGTTAAAGACGTTGCTATTAAGAAAATAAGCACGCAAAAAAAAGTCTTTTTCAAAATATGCGCCCCTTTCATGAAATACATGTATGAAAGTAATTGAAGTCTTTTATTTAGTCACCATAGAAGTCTTTCTGCTTATCCCCTGGTTTACGACCTTCCTGAAGTCTTAGTGCTCTTTCAATTCTTTCAATTCTCTTTTCTATATCAGAATTTCCATCACTTGCAGCAGTAGACGCGTTGCCTGATCTCAGAAGTTGTTCTGCTTCAAACTTATAATCTTTCCCGGTTAGCAAATAATCTGTAGATACCCCAAAAACCTCAGCGATTTTCACAATTTCAATATCAGTTAAAGGACGAGTTCCTTTTTCTATTCTGTTCATTACACTGACATTCATATTGATTTTTTGAGCCAACTCTTTTTGGTTCCACTGTTTTTGTTCTCTCAATTTAATTATTCTTTCGCCTACAGCCAGCATCTTTAATCACCAACTTTCTATATTAGCAATATAAATCTTAACATTTTTCCAAAGTAGAAAAAAATAAATTGCTAAATTAGAAATAAAGCAGTTGAAATTTCTTTTTTAGAAATGTATTATTAAATCAACAACAGGATTTCTAAAACAGAAATCGAGAGGAGGGAAATATGTTAGATTTAAAATTTGTCAAATCGAGACGTCATGTTAAACAAATTAATTTGCAACAAATGGCCAAGGCTCTAGGATTCAAAAATGCCTCAACATATATGAAATATGAGACAGGAGAATATGCCTTTAAAGCAAACCATCTCCCGATATTGGCTAAAGAATTAGACTGTGACATAAGGGATTTCTTTCGGAAATGAATTTCTAAAATAGAAATAAAATTAAGTGACTAGGAGAGATAAGATATGCCAACAAAATCAACTATGACTGTTCATGAAACGGCTGATTTTCTTGGGGTACATCACGACACTGTTTACACAATGGTTCGTGAAAAACAAATACCTTTCTTCCGAGTAAGAAAAAGAATTTTCTTTAAACGAGAAGTTCTTGAAGAATGGCAATTAGCACAAATGGAATCCAATTTTCAGCCAGTTGAATGATTAATAATTTACCACCTTAGAATACAGCGGATTTTTAGGTTTTTCTGTTCCAATTCGCAACATGTTCTATATAGGAACATTAAGGGGGTGAGGAAGTTGAGGTTGGGGGTAGTGCTCCGACAAGCAAGGAAAAGAGCTGGGATGTCCCAAGAGAAGTTGGCTGAATTGTTAAGTCGCTCAAGGAGCTGCATATCAAAATTTGAGAACGATCAAAAGATGCTTGATGTTCCTACATATGTGCGGTGGATGGAGGCGACAAATGCAAAAGAAGCCATGATCGCAACCTTATGTGGTGTCGATCCACTTGCGGTCACGCAGCAAATTACAGCCATTATGGCTTTGTTTGGAGGATGAAGATGAGAAAAGCGATTTTCAAGAGTATTGATCATGAAGGGATAACAGCTGAAATGATCTGTATTGAACAACTACAAAAAAGATTAATGAAAGCATTAGAGAGTGCTGATATCGCTACGGCATTAGCAGCTCACAAAGATATTGCTAAATCTTTAAACCAAATTCAGCGTTACGAAAGCCAGGCTAAAGTTCATTTATTAAAACAGGCTACAAGGATTACAAAAATCAAATATCCCAAATCATTAAAAAATAGATTGAGAGGATTGATCTAGATGAAATATTTGTTCACAGCAAGTCGCTTAATGAAGGCGAAAGATATCGTGAAACAATGTCAGATGCGTCATACAGAGGAAGGGCTCATTTTATTAGCCGCTCTGGAATTACAGATCAGAACGGAAATAGAAAACAGAAAAAAGCAGCAAGCTCCGACACTTACTGCTTAAATCATTTCAAACCATGAATAACAAAATGATCGATCTCATTATAGCGTTATTTAGAGATCACGACAAGGCTTATTCTTGTCGTCCGGCTTGCGGATGGGACAGTGCACACCTACCCCCTCAAATCATGCTCCATCCGCGGTCGGACGATGCGAATAAGCATCAAATAATCTGTTAGGGAGGAAAGAAGTCTTGAGAACTAAACCAGTTATTAAACCTTTCAGTGAGAGACAGTCTGATCAATTCTATCTATCACAAGTGAATGGATCAATTGTCATGACTAACAAAGGTAAGCCAATGTTCCAATTTCCTGATAAACAAGCCTTTGAGAAATTTCAACAACTAAAGGCAGATGCGATCCGCTCAAAATTAGAGATTTCTTGATACTTACACCAAACAGAAAAGGAGGGAAGAAGATGAATATTGAGCATCCGATCATCACAGAGATTAATAGATACGGCTATCCAAAAGATATGGTGAGGCAAGAAGAGCATTTTGGAATTGATTTTTATGGTTCAGAAATATTGCTAGAAGATGACTATGTTGAGGATAAAAATTCGGGTGAACTGATCTTGCGAGAAAATCTAGAACGATATCTTGCAGAGGAGCTTGATTTTGAATTTAAAACAGCAAAATAAAAGAGCTCACTCCCACAAGTGAACTCATCTTAATAACCAGACACAGAATAAGGTGTCAACCACTATTATAAGCAGGTTGGCACCTAAATTCAATGGGGGTTTCTTATATGAATGGATTGTCAAATGTTGATTACTCAAACTATATGGCAGCTTCACAGCCATCAGCAGGAACTTCAGTAACAACAGAAGCTATGGTTAGTCGGCAGGCACAAGAAGTACAAGCAGCTATGGTCATAGCAAAGAAGTTTCCGAGAGATGTTTATGCTGCTTTTGAACGTATCAAGAAAGCATGTGAGCGTAGGCTATTAGCCGAGAATGCAGTCTATGAATATCCACGAGGTGGCACAAAGGTATCAGGTCCTTCAATTCGTCTGGCTGAAGCTTTGGCACAGAATTGGGGGAACATTGATTATGGAATCATGGAACTTGAACAAAAAGCAGGAGAATCTTCTGTTATGGCTTATGCATGGGATCTTGAGACCAATACTCGTCAGACCAAAATATTTACGGTAAAGCATGAACGAAAAGCAAAAGGAGCCATTACAAAGCTCAACGACCCAAGAGATATTTATGAACTGGTTGCAAACCAAGGAGCACGTCGCGTTCGTGCGTGCATTCTCGGAGTGATACCAGGAGACATTGTTGATGCAGCAGTTGATATGTGTCAAAGAACACTTATTGATGGCCATAAAGAGCCTCTAGAAGATCGCTTAAGAAAAGCATTAACAACATTTAAAGCTGATTTTGGTGTTACGAAGGAAATGGTCGAGGAATATGTCGGTAGCAAATTGGATGCATTCACTGAGCAAGATTACCTCAAAATAGGACGCATCTATACTTCACTTCGTGATGGAATGGCAAAGAAAGAGGACTATTTCAACGTCAAAACTTCAGGTGCTACTAATGCCACAAAATCCAAAATCGAAGAAGAGTTTCTAAAGCAGCAGGAACAAAAAGAAAGTGCTGAAAAGGCTGGTGAGCCAGCAAATGATGATTCCGACAATCAACAAGGAGAATTATTACTCTAACGAGATAGACCGAGTTTATATGTCAAATTCTCAATATAAGAGTTTCTTAGAGTGTGAGGCGGCTACAATGGCAAAACTCAACGGTGAATGGCAGCCGCCGTCTTCTGAGGCTCTTCTATTTGGACAATATGTTCATGCCTGGCTTGAAGGAGAGCAGGCCTTTGATGATTTTAAGATGAACACACCTGCTCTATTTACACAAAAGGGCCAATTATATAAACAGTATCAATTGGCTGATCTCATGATTGAAGCTATACAGAATGACGACTTGTGCAAGTTTGTTCTTCAAGGAGATAAAGAAGTGATTATCACAGCCAAATTGTTCGGAGTGCCTTGGAAAGGAAAACTCGATGTGTACAACCCAGCAGGTGGGCGTTTTGCTGATCTTAAAACAACTCGCTCTCTTAGGAAAAGGATATGGGATCAAGAGCTTGGCTATTGTTCATTTGTAGAAGCCTATGGATATATTGCTCAAATGGCTCTCTATGCGGAATTAGAAAGACGGGAAACAGGACGTAGTGATTGGTTAGAGCCTTTGATTGTGGCCATATCAAAAGAAGATCCACCAGATAAAGCAGTTATCAATATTGATGAGTCAAGAATGGAAATTGAGTTAGAGGATATAGAAAAAAACATGGAGCGGATCGTTCAGGTTAAGCATGGCGGAGAAAGACCGAGAAGATGTGAAAAGTGTAAGTATTGTCGTTCTACAAATCGTCTAAACCGCATCACCCATTTTTCTGAACTGGTGAACAGCTAATGAGGGAGAAGCTAATCATTAAAGTTCCTATTCCGTTTGTGTACCTGTCTTTATCTAAATCAAGTCGTAATCAAGCTGCGTTATTTAGAGCGTATGTAAAGGGTTATATCCAAAGAAATGAGCCAGGTCTTACTTTTATTAGGATCAGTGGAATGTACGCTCTATGTGAGGTTAAAAGGCCTTAAATAACGATGTTGGGGAGGAGGAAGTTATTTGTCTACTGGATGGGTAAAACTGCATCGGAAAATATTAGAACACGAATTATGGAATGACGTAACTACCTTTAGACTGTTCACTTTATTAGTTATGAGAGCAAGTCATCAAGATGGCTTCAAAATGAATGGAGTTGTTTTAAATAAGGGCCAGTACATAAGATCGTACTCAAAACTATGTGAGGACCTCGCTTATAAAGAAGGAAGAGGGCTAAAAAAGCTGTCTAAAAGTACAATTATGCGTTCAATTAAGAAACTCGTTACGAACAACATCATCACTGTTAGCGAAACGGAACTAGGAACACTATTCACCATCGTGAAATACGAGTCATATCAAGAGTTTTCGAGTGATCACGAAACAGAACCCAGAACGGAAGAAGAACCTATCGCAGAACGAAGACGGAACGAAAGCGGTACGAAGTCGGAACTATATCAAGAATTAAAGAATTTAAGAATTAAAGAAGAAGAGGAAGAAGAAAAGAGAGCCTCAGTAGAACATGATCTAACTCCTTTCCAGCAAATCGAAGAAAAGTACTTATCACGAAAAGGTGGGTTGATGTTAACGCCAAAAGATTCAGCTGCCATTGAAAGGATTCTCAAGGAGCGAATCCCACTTGAAGCCATATTGAAGTGGATCGACGAGGTATTCGATCAATATCAACCAAAGCATAGAGCAGACAGTATTAAATCATTTGCATATCTGGAATCAGCGATTCTTGATCGTTGGCATGCACAGTTGCACCAACCTCAGCCTCTTAAAAACAATGTTTCTGAATTTAAACCAAAGCAGCATAGACAAAGTAATTTAGACGCACTGGCTCAATACGCAAAAGAAAATGGGATTAAATTTGGAGGAGGTTGATGTACATGAATCAAGAGCAAGCAATGTCTATCCTAACAAGAATTGCAGCTGCCTATCCAAGGTTTGAACTCACTACAGACACCATCGGAAAAGAAAGAATTAAACTCTGGCTTGACCACTTAAAGGATCAACCCTATGAACAGGTTTTAAAAAAGATCGACCAGCACATTGCTGAAAAGAGATTCCCACCTGCTATCGCAGAGATCAAAATCAAACAACCAGAGCAAAACGAATTCTTAGCGAAACAGAAAGTGTGGGAACAAAATGCAAAATTTGCGAAACGTAGAGGCTGAACAGTTTTTATTAGGTTGTATCATCCTTGAGGGTGATCTGATTAAGGAAACGGCACTAGAGCCCAGACATTTTGCTGATGAACGGCATAAGCGGATTTTCGAAGCGATGAGGGAAGTGGACAAACTAGGTAAGCCTGTTGAATTGGCCAATATCGCTGCAGCTATGGGAGACCTTTTAAATTCAATTGGAGGCTTTGAATACTTAACCAATCTTGCAAGTACTGTTCCCTCAAAACATGCTTTCGAGACCTATGAAACATTAATTTACGAGGCTTTTAGACTCAGAGATTTACAAAGTGCTGCTTTAGCTTTTGCTAATGCCCCATGCGATGAGGGGATCACTGAGCTTTATCAAAAGACCATTGAAGTGCAAGAAGTTGGAGTTAAAGCTACTCGGACGAAAATGGATGTTCTGACGGAGATATTCATGAGCATGGAAGAAGATCAAGGGGATCTTACAGGAGTCGACACTGGTCTTGCGGACTTGAACGCCATGACAGGTGGTTGGCAAAAAAGCGATTTGATTATCGTAGCTGCTCGTCCATCGATGGGAAAGACTGCTTTCGCTCTTAACTTAGGTAGTAATAACGCGCTAAAGGGTGGAGTAACTGATATTTTCTCGCTCGAAATGTCAGATACACAGTTAACCCATCGAATGTTAAGCAGTCTTGGGAGAATTGAAGGTACCAAGTGGAGGAATCCAAAAAAGTACTTTAGCGATAAAGATTATGACAGAGCCAACAAAGCTATGGGTGAATATGAAAAATTAGATATCTACATCCATGATCAGCCTACCCAAACAGTCGCAGATATCCGGTCCCAGATCCGAAAAACGAAAAAGGATCACCCTGATCAAGATCATTTAGTGGTCATTGATTATCTTCAGCTCATTACCCCAATCGGTAAATTTGAGAGCAAAAACTATGAGGTTGGTGCCATCACCAAAGAGCTGAAGAATATGGCAAGAAGCTTTAATGTCCCAATTATTTTGCTATCACAGCTCTCACGCGGAGTGGAACAGCGGCAAGATAAACGTCCAATGATGTCTGATTTACGCGATTCAGGAAGCATTGAACAAGACGCTGATATCGTTACGTTCCTCTATCGTGACGATTATTACAACAAAGATAGTGAACAGAAAAACATAGTTGAAATCATCTTTGCTAAACAGCGAAATGGTGAGGTTGGGACAATAACTGCTGCTTTTATGAAAGAGTACGGAAGGTTTGTAAACTTGTCGCGGCAAATGGAAGCCGCTTTATGATACGGAGGATGAACATGTCAAATATTAATAGCAAACAGTGTCGTGAGTACCTTTTAAGCGAATTAACTCGTATTGGATATTTAGCTAGTTTGGACAAGAACCCCGAAAATTTATCACTCTATGAACTTGAAATGCTTGTCATTTCTCTCAAGAGTCAACGTGGCAGTAGGGTGTTAACATATAACGCCAGGATGGAGGCATCTGAATGAAGATAGCATTCACCGTATACGGAGAGCCTGTTGCACAAGGACGTCCAAGAGCTACTCATATGAATGGAATGACAAGGTTATACGATCCCAAGAAGTCAAGGGACTTTAAGCAATACGTGAAGTTGGCTGCGAGCGATCACCGTCCTGATCAACTTCTTGCTGGTCCCCTGGAGTTGAGGGTTAAAGTGTACAAATCTACTCTAAAAAGTTTCAGCAAGAAAAAGGCTGCAGAAGCTGAAAGAGGTGAGTTGAGACCAGCTAAGAAGCCAGATGTTGATAACTACATCAAAGGGATAAAAGATGGCCTGAATAAAGTCATTTGGCAGGATGATAGTCAAATTGTTGATCTGTATGTAAGTAAGTTCTACAGCAGCACACCAAGAATTGAAGTCGAAGTAGTAACCCTAACCCACGAGGAGGAAAAGTTATGTCAACAAACATTAATCTAAATTCTTTTGCAGAAGGTGCATTGAAAGAACAATTCAACATTGAACTCCAACGTATTTTAGAAAATATTGCTGATCCAAATACAGATCCAAAAGCAAAAAGAAAACTAACTATCCAAGTAGCACTTTATGGAGATGAAAGCCGAGATGTTGTCTTTACAAACGTAGTAGCAAAATCTCAACTTGCTCCAGGAAGAGAAGTAGAAGCGAAATTATTTATGGATACCGACTTACAGGGGAATGTCACAGGCGCTGAGCTCAAATCCGGTATTCTAGGTCAAACATACATTGATGACGCAGGTGATATAGCAGAACATGATGGTCAAAAAATCATCAATTACCAACAAAAGAAATCAAATTAATTATTAAAAATAAGAACTGGAGGAATGAAAAATGATTAAAGAAGCACTTCAATATATTACAGGATTGGCTAATACAAAGATTTGGAAAGTTGAGGATGTAGTTTATTCAACTGAAACATTATCAAGAATTAAGGAACCTATACCAAGTACAATTCATGTACATTCTTTGTCTGGTTTAGTGGAATATCTACAGTCTAATTTTGATGCGCCAGGGCAGCTAATGGTACATGTTGAATCTCCAACATCAATAATTGTGTATTCTCAATTAAATCGAGATGCAGAAAGAAAGATTTTTATTAAAGCAGAAGCAATGATACCTTCATTCAGGTTTGATAGTTTCTATGATCCTGAAACATTTAACATCAAGCTTCAATCAGTTTTTGTGCAGAATGAGGACAGGGACATCATGCTGAAAGTTGTTGGAAATATTAAAGAGGAAGCGGTGCAAACAATTGGTGATGACGGTGTATCTCAACAAGTTGTCGCAAAAGCTGGCCCCGCTTCAGTAGCAAATGTTCAAGTACCTAACCCAGTAGTTTTGGCTCCATTTAGAACATTTGTTGAAGTGAAACAGCCAGAGTCAAATTTTGTTTTTCGTATGCAGAGCGGTCCTGCTTGCGCCCTTTTTGAAGCAGATGGTGGTGCGTGGAAACTAAAAGCTATGGAATCTATTAGAAAATACTTAGTACAAACGCTGCAAGAAGAGATTAATAAGAAGAAAATCAAAGTGATTGCGTAATGGCACGCAAACGCTCAAAACGGTGGTTCTTGCTTTATCGCGAAGAGGATGGACAGCACGTCCACCTCTATGAACCACTTAAAAAATATGAACTGCACAGTCGGATCAGGAAAGGATGGAGGATAGTCAGATGATTAATAAGATCAAGTTCTTCTTTAAAAATAAACACTTCTTCTGCTTCAAATGTAGAAATATAGTTTCGGTTTAGCGAGGCTATGAGTTGGAATTTTGCACGCGGGTTTTCAATGGTCCTTACTGTTCGAAGTGCGGAAGGAGCTTCAGGAAATGAAACAGATCGTAAAAGGCGATTGGGTAGAAGTTGTAGGTCAAGATGATCGTGAAGGATTGTACGTTCTTGGGTATGTTCTTGAGACTACTGGAGGAAATCTCTTAATAAAGTCACGTTTCGGACGAATGGGTGTCTATCCTGAAGATTGGGCTAAAAACATGGAAATAAAACGGTCACTGAAGCTGGCTTAAAGGATCTTATTAACTTGTCCTTAGACATAAAGGACAAACAGCTATTTGAAATGTATACGCGTGATCTACAAGCTCTACAGAGCAAATAAAAAGAACCGAAGCACAAGGCCCCAGTTCTATTGAATCTGCACAATTCATTATAACATGGGAGGCCTTGTGCATGAATAATCCTTACAAATATATAGACTCTAACATATCAATTGATCAGCTTTTTGAAAAAGGAGAAGTTAAAGTCATTATCCTAGATGGTTATTCCAACAATGTGGTGTTGGCTGAAACACCAATGTACGGTAAAACCGAGATCGCTACACGAGATGGCCAGTTCACAAATTTAAATTATACAAGTTCTCACAGAATAGATATTTAGCAGATAGAGTTCCCTAATTACTTGAAAAAATCTAAAAAATGCCGATTCAATAAAGGAGAATATTGAAAAGGTGTGTAGTTATGGAATTTTATGAATTGCTTAAACCATTTGGGATACCAAGTTATATAGCTGCTTTAGCTGTTTTGTCATATTTGGTCTTTAAAAAAATTAGACCTATCTCCTTACTATCTTCAAATATCTTTGAGAAAAAATTATTTTCTAAGGATCAGTTATTTTCATTATTTATTTTAAGATATTTTGGAGAGACTGTTATGTGGATGTTCATTAATTTAGTAATTATTTATATTTTTGGTGCCCCAGATTGGACAGGGAATCCCAGTCAATCTCAATTCGTAGCGTCTATAGCTAGTTTAATAGGCTCTGTAATTTTTGTAGTGATACTCATTGTTAATGAAGGAAAGGAAAAGTATCCTCAATTTCTTGATTTAAATTGGGTAAGAGGAATTGCATTTTTTTTATTTCTCTGCTGTGTACTAATATTTTACTTCTCCTTTAATGGCACTTTAATACATGATATAGGAAGTGAAATTTCTATTGCCGCATTAATTTTTATCTTGATTTTGGTATTTGTTTTTTATTTGCCGATACCAATTATTATGAGAAGTTCGTTGAAATTTGTATATGATAGAAAAGAGCAAAATATTTATATATGTGCAAATGAACTTAGAGAAACAGATAATCCTATTAATGGAAACGATGAAATTATTAATCAACATAAGTGGTATATCCTTCATGCTGTTAATAAAGAGCTTATTTTACTAGGGAACCATCCTAAGGAGAAGTTATGTACAGTTACAAAAATTATCAAGTTAGAAGACTTGTGCAATATAAAAATGTCGATTGAAGAGGTCGATCAAGATTCTACAAACGATAACTCTACGAACGATAGCACTTTAAACAATAATTAAACAGTCTGCTTATAAGATTTTTTAGAGGGAGGGTATAAATTTGTTAACCAACCAATTATGCCTTATTCCTGAGGTCAATGAAAAGCAGGTACGTAAGACATTAATAGATGAATTGAAGCTTTACAAAGCATTAAAAGTTAAACAAGAGAACTTGGATGAGCAAAAAGCAAATGGCATTTTAACTTTGTTTCCAAAGCTAAGAGATCAAAATGTTTGTTCGGAGCTGAAGGTGCGGCAAATAGAAAGAGCACTAGAGTATAGCTTGGATGAAATTGAACAAGATATTATTCGCATGAAGTACCTTACTTCACGAATGGTTAAAGACCTTGAGGTATGCGAAGAACTTGGATTAAAGAAAGATCGATATTACAAATTAAAAAAGCAAGCAACGTTTAAACTTTCAACAGCACTTGGAATCATCTGAGTGCTGTTTTTGTATCTATTTTCCTATTTAATGACAAGTTTTGTGTTGGTAAAATTGACCTTGTCAATGAATAGGAAGGAGTGAACTCTGCTGGGGAAGATACTTGATGCTAAAGCACTAACAAGTGCCATGGACGCAAGGGCGAAACATTATCAGGAACTCCGCGAACAAATGGTTGATTTAAAAAAGGCACTTCAAGGCGTGGCAAACCTGGGTGATGATTTCACTGGGAAAGGTGCGGATAACATAAAAAGTTTCTACAAAGAGCTCGCCGGAAATGTAGACATGTTTATCAGCTTCATCGATAAGCAGAAAGCCTTTCATGAAGGTGTTTCTGGGACACTTGATGATACAAACTTTGGCGGCGACACCTTTGTAGAAGAACACTTTTTAGACAACGCTGTACATATGGGAATCAAGAATGCCAAAAGCATTGTGAAGGATCAAAAAAAGGCACTCAAAACGATTTTCGAAGATATTGATGACCTCATATCTCTAGAGGTATTTGATAGTAAAACCTTTGATGAAAAGATTGCAGATGCGGAAGACGAACGAAAAAAGACGGTTAAAGATTTAATAGAGCTTGATCAAAATCTAAAAGATGAATATGCTTTGTCAGAGACTGAGGAGAAGGCTACAATGGCATTGTATGCAGAAATGATCAATGCTACGAATGACGGGAAATCCATTTCACCTATGAATTTTGATAAAAAAGCATTTCAAGATAGTGAAATCTATAAGGCAAAAAGTGATATTGAGAAGCAAACTGCTGAATATCTCAAAATCAAAAAAGAACAAGAAGAAGCTCGTGAGATCGCAAAGGAACAAGAGGCCCTCGCCAACCGTTCTTGGTATGAAAAAGCGCTCGATTATGGTGGAAACATCGTAAATGAACTGACTGGCGTGAACGATGCAAAACGTGCCGCTACAGGTGTTGACCCGATCACAGGTGAAGAACTAACGTCAGGCCAGCGTGTCGCCGCAGGCGGCATGGCGGCAGCCGGCTACATCCCAATTGTCGGCTGGGCAGGGCGCATTTTTAAAGGCGGAAAAGCGATATATAAAACTTCTAAAGCCACATCAGCTGCAGTAAGAGCGGTCGATATTTACAAGACATCACAAAAATCCTTTGACGCCTTAAAAACATCTCAAAAAGGCTTATATGGACTCACCGCAACTAACGGTTTCAGCGAAGCGATTACAGGCCGAGACATGTTTGGAAATAAGATCTCAAAAGAACAGCAGGAAGCGAGTATGAATGCGGCGCTAGGGATGCTTTTACCGTTTGGAACAAAAGGATTTCATGGTAAGATGGGGGTTAAGGATACTGGGAAAACTCTGCTTCCTAACGAAGGGAAAGTTGGAACGTATAAAGAACTAATTAAGCAAGGAACCGCTTTTGATAATATTACTCCTCATCACATGCCGGCCGATGCAAAAATGAAACAGTCGGGTATAAAAAGGAACAATGGTATCAGTATGAATATGGAACAACCACATCCTGGTACTGGTGGTAGACACCGTGAGACATATACATATGGTTTATCCGGGCAAAAACTGAAGGATTATCTAGAACTCAATTATCGCGATGCATTAGCTCATGATATTTGGGATGCCCGGAAAATATATATAAAAGATGGTTTATACAATTCTGAGATAAGACAAGGTTTAAAAACCGTAATGAATAAAAATAGAGAACAGTATCCTGATTTGTTCAATAAGTAAATATGGAAGGGTTGAATTCCTTTGAATCTTAAGCAGGAATTAAAAAGCTTATACGATAATCGACTTTTAGAAAACGAAAATAACATAAAAGAGTTTGAAGAGTCTTTGGCAAAAGTACTTGATTATGGAAGTGTTTCGGTTATCCCGGATTTATGTTTAGTTTTTGATGACGATACTGAACAATTTGAAGTTATGTTTGGTTTAGTTCATGGAATAGAAAGGTTATATAAAAATAATACAGAAGAAGGGCTCAGTTACATTGCTAAGGCGATTCCCCAGATTCTTAACCAAGCTTCAGAATGGATTGAAATTCTACATTATAGGATTCTAAACCATCCTGAAGTGAGATTAGTTTATCGCAATGTACTATCAAAACAAGATCCATTCATAGTAGATAATATTAAAGATCTATTAATTGAAATAAAGAATGAAGACCCTGATATGTTTAGTAAATCTGTAGATGAAGTAATAAATAATATCTAGAAAATATTTTAAACCTTGATTGGCCCTTGGCTTTCAAGGTTTTTTTGTGTTTGTTTTTTTGGCTTTAAGCCGAGAAAACCCCGACAAAAAGGGGGATAAAAAGGGGACCTTTTTTCCTGCGTGGATCATTGTATGATAGAGACAAGCAAAACGAACGTGAATATTTTGTCCAGAAGGAAGAACCTGCGGACGCTGATCATTGAGCACTATAAGTGCCTTGATTGGTGTCCGCTTTTTTTATTGGGAGACGCGTCTTTCCCTTATCAATGGCGTATCTGGATACGGAACAAAGGTGTTGAGGAATGTGGCCATACGAGAGGGACATTCTGAGCCTGGATAGCAGCTGGTCTGCGGCAGCCGTATCGAGGACAGTTTTTCGTTTTATTTGATGATTGACTGTACTTGGCATCCTTTCGGAGTGTAGTCATCATTTCAAAATCTATTTAAGCGAATAGTGTAAGGTGGTGCTTATTCGGCAAGGAGCGAGTGAAATGAAGATCAGGGATTCTGTTTCTAAAGAGACATTAAAGCAATTTAAAAGCATTACTCCTAGTTCTTATAGAAAGAAGGAGAACGATGCTCATCCCATTACGAACAGGGATTGGGAAGAAATCATGGGCACGAGACGCGAAACGTACCAACGACAAGGCGGCCGTATCCGGAGAAAACGATGATTTGATGGGAACAGTCGTCTTTTGGGTGTATGGCTGCACGTGCTTTGGTGAGGGATAGGAGCGCAAAAATATAAAAAGGGAGATGATGAGCATGGCATCATTAAAAGGTGTATCAGCGAATCCGACAAAGGCGAATCATTTTTTAGGAAAGGATAAGGTTGTTCGTATTGCTGTCAAAAATGACAATGACTATATCGCAGGACCGAATCTTATTCCGCAGCGCAAGGTTAATGGAAAGTGGGAGACGATTAAAACCAATTCACCAAACCCGCTTAACCCAGCAGAGAAACAGTACGATGAATTCAGCATCAAGGAATCACTTGATAACAAGAAAGGCACGTATCGATTCAGGGTTGATGTAGAGCGATACGACAAACATGGCAACCATGTTGAAACTGTTGGTACGTTCTACACATCTGAATTTTACGTTAAATAAAAACAATGCACTGAATTCCTGAAAATTTCCAAATCACCTCCGATATAAGTTTAGGAGGTGATTCTTTTGAACGAATCTAATGAAAACGAAGAACAAATGCTATTTGGTCAGATTAAAGACGTGTCAATGTATTTGCTGCGCTTTGGGAAGAATATACATAAAGCAAATATTAATGAACAAACAGCATTCAAAGAGAAAGTTAAGAAGTATCATAGTAGTGAAAAAATCAACATGCTTTTGAAGAGGCTTGAAGAAGGACTCGATACTCATAAATCTTTAAGTCATTTTACTACTGCTTTTTTTACAATTTTGGCTGTAATATTAGGTAGTACAATAAATTATGGTCTCAGTTTGTCAGATGCAGAAGGAGCAGAAGGAGCAGAAGGAGCAGCCCCAATGATTATATTAATGACCTTTTATATTGCAATTATAGTTTGGGGTTATCAATCTATAACTCATTCAATAAAGCTAAAAAAAGCGAACAGATATAAAACATTGCTATTAGAGTGCTTAGATGAAATATCTGAAAAGGAAAGCGAAAGGCGTTTCTTAAAATTAACAAATAAGTACCGAACACCTTAGGAGGCAGGGTGTTTTTTGGCGTGAAACGGGCACATTATTTTGTTTGAGAGCGGCTTCTATGGCGGAGGTCGTTTTTTCGTTCGACAAATTCTGAGAATAGTTCCATATACTCGCATTCTGCCGATATAAATGCTGGAGGTGAAATATGCAACTTACTCGTAAAGACAACATACTAATATCTATCATTATATTTTTAATTCTAGTAGACTTGCTTGTTCTTTTAGCGATTTTAGATGTTCTATTTGAAGATTTAGTAACAATATGGGCTGGAATCATTGCTTTTGTAGGGGCAATAATAGGTGGGGCAATTACTTACTTTGGAGTTAAACTTCAAATTAAACATAGGGAAAAAGAATTGTTCATGGAAACAGCGAATGAAAAACTCGTCCAATTGAACATATTGATTAATTCATTAAAACCTATGTTTAATGAATTTTTTTATATAAGATACACTGAAACTGATGAGGAAAAAAAGGCTGAGAAATTTCGAAAATGTGTTAAAGAATTTGACAGATCGCTAACTCAGCATAAAGAAATTGTACAAAAATATCTTGATTACAATTTAGTAGGATTAATCGAATACCACCAAAGGTCTTTATCTCTAGAAGGTGAAATACTGAATATTAATGAAATAAAAAATGACGTGGATAATTTAAGAAAAGTATACAACATGATAAAAGATGAAATGTATGAGATTGAAGAGAAATATATGCAGCTTAAAAATACAAAATAGGCATTCAGCGAGGTGCTTTTTGTTCGACAAATTCTGCAAATAATTGCATATTCTTACTTTACTCCGATATAAAGGAGGGAGGTGAAAAAATGGAATATGTTGAAATTTTTAGAAACCATTTTCAAAATTTCATAACAGACATAACTCGTGATTATTATGAGATTATGGCTAAAGGAGTTTATGAATTTATTGAAGGGGATGAAATTAAATTTATTTATTCTAAAAAACCCTTTGATATCAAGAGTGCCGAGCATTATTTCTTCTTAGAATCGGGTTTACTCATTGCTGAACAAAAAGAGGAACGATTTGCTTTGAATTTCTATAAGAGTAGGATTGTTAAAAAAAATCTTACTTTTAGTGGAAGACGAGAAGCTAATTTGACTTTAATTTTTGAGAACGGTGAAGAGATTGAATTTGATGCAAAAGACTGTAATGAAGCTCATGAATTCAACTATGCTAAATCAATCAAAGATCTTTACAAACTAATTTAAGCACCCCAAAACGGGTGCTTTTTTTGTTCCCTGTAAACTGCTTCCGATGAAGAATCTCTATAAAAAGTATCGGCTTAAAGGTAGAGTGCGGCGGCAGTTTAGAGGAAATAAAAATTCCAAAACAACACGAATCAGAAGGAGGCGGCAGGTGAATGTAGATGGAATCCAAGCACATTCAGGCGGAGAAAGATTACGTCAAAGGCATGAAATACAAGGACCTTGCCGAAAAATACGGGGTGTCAATCAACACCATAAAATCATGGAAAAAGCGGCATGGTTGGAAAAGGAAAAAGGGTGCACCCAAAGATAAAAGTGTGCACACAAAAAAAGGTGGGCAACCCGGTAACAAAAACGCTGCAGGGAATAGCGGCGGTGCTCCTGCAAGAAACCAAAACGCAAAGACACACGGTTTGTATTCAAAACACTTGCCAGCTGAAGCGTTTGAGATCATGCAGGACATCCAAGAGTTTTCACCAGTGGATCTGCTTTGGGAACAAATACAGATTCAATTCACCGCTATAGTGCGGGCCCAGAAAATTATGTTCGTTGAAAGCAAAGACGAAATGATCAAAGAGTTGAAAAAGAAAAAATCAATCGTTTCAGATTCTACAGATATTGAGGAAGAAGAATACGAGTTTCAATTCGCTTGGGACCGGCATGCTACATTCCTAAACGCTCAATCTCGTGCAATGGCAGAGCTCAGGAGTTTGATAAAACAGTTTGAGGGGTTAGCGCATGAGAAAGATGAAAGACGGCTTAAATTGAAGCAGATGAGGCTTAATATTGACAGAACAAAAGCTGAAGTGAAACGTCTTACAAATGATAAAGAAGATTCAACGTTTGAAATCATTATCAAGGATAAGGGGGACCGTTGATGGAAAAAGAAGTGAACCCCCACTTTAGAAAATTTCTTTTTGATTGGGATCAAAAGTTTCAGTTCCTAGTGGGTGGTTACGGCTCCTCCAAAAGCTATCATATTGCCCTGAAGCTAATTCTGAAACTACTAGATGAAAAGCGAACCGCTCTTGTGATTCGTGAAGTCTATGACACACATAGAGATTCCACTTTCTCTTTATTTGAAGAGATCGTGAATGATCTTGGACTCGATCATGTCATTCAGTGCCGGACATCACCGCTCATGTTGAGATTTCATAACGGCAGCCGGATCATTTTCAAAGGTCTGGACAAGCCTGCCAAGCTCAAGTCGATCAACAACATTTCGATCATATGGATTGAGGAATGTTCAGAAGTGAAGTACGAGGGATTCAAAGAGCTGCTTGGTCGTCTACGTCACCCGACATTGCAGCTGCATATGATTCTATCAACAAACCCTGTCGGCCAGGATAATTGGACGTACAGACATTTCTTTAAGGATGATCAGAACAACCGCTTCACCCTTGATGATGAGACACTATACAAGGAACGTACTATCGCTATCAACGATACGTACTATCATCATTCTACAGCTGAAGACAACTTGTTCCTTCCTGTCAGTTACATCAAGCAGCTGGATGAACTAAAAGAATACGATCCCGACCTTTATCGAATTGCCCGAAAAGGTCATTTTGGCATTAACGGAATACGTGTGCTGCCACAATTTGAGGTGCAGCCACATGAAGATGTGATGCTGGCTATCTCAAATATCAATCGCCCTTTGCTTAGGGCGGGTATGGACTTTGGTTTCGTTGATTCATATAACGCTGTTGTAAGGTTGGCTGTAGATCACGAGAAGAAGTATCTATATATCTATTGGGAGTATTACGATCGCGGCAAAACTGATGATGTCACAGTTGAGGACTTGAAAGAGTTCATTGAAACAAAAGAGCTGATAAAGGCAGACAACGAACAAAAGACAATCGCATATTTCCGCAAGATGGGATACAACATGGTGGCCGCTCATAAGTTCCAAGGCTCACGCTTGCAGTACACCAAGAAAATCAAGCGGTTTAAGAAAATCATTTGTTCCGACTCATGCAAAAACACGATCTATGAGCTTCAGCCGCTCACGTACAAGACAGACAAGCGCGGCAATATCATAGAGGACGAGTTTCAGATTGACCCTCATACTTTTTCAGCCATCTGGTATGCGCTAGATGATTATGAGGTAACCGACCTGAAAGAGAAACCAAAAGAGCGGACACGCCCGAACAGAGAAAGGAGGTCACGCTGATGAAAACTGTCAGAGCAACAGTGATGAAGGCCAATGTGTCTGAAACCACTAAGCAGATTTATGATGATGGATTTAATTACGATGCTGATGATGTGATCGAGCCGCCATACAATATCAAAGAGCTCAAACAAATGGCCGAGTATTCTACCATTCTTCAACAATGCATCGATGCGTATAAAACCAACATTCTAGGTTTCGGCCTGGGAGTTGAATACACTTTCGACTTTAATGCTGAGAATGCATCAGAGGAAAAGAAAAAGGCAGCTGAGAAAGAATGGACCCAACTTGAAGAGTTCGCCAGATATATGAACTACGATGAGTCAGCCGAAGTGGTCCTTGGTTATGTGATAGAAGACCGAGAGAAAACAGGTAATGGATTTGTCGAAGTGCTTCGAGAAGGTACAGGGAAGCCTGCAGGTATTGAATATCTTGATGCACAATATATTCGTGTTTGTAAGTTAGGCGATTCCGTTGAGATCGACTTTAAGTATACAGATCATGGTGAAGTTAAGACCATGAAAAGAATGAAACGGTTCAGAAAGTATGTGCAGCAAGTCAACACTAAAAAAGTTTTCTTTAAGGAATACGGTGATCCAAGGACAATGAACTCTGCTACGGGAGAATATAGCGAAAAAACCCCCCCTGAACTTGTAGCAAGCGAAGTCATTCACTTTAAGATTGGCAGCGGTACATATGGTGTTCCTCGTTGGATTGGTAACATCGTCAATATGTATGGAGCGCGCAAAGCTGAAGAGCTGAACTATCTGTACTTTAAACAAGGGCGGCATGTGCCGGCTGCAATTACTGTAGAGAATGGAATGCTTTCTGAATCCTCGTATGAACAACTGCAGGAATACATGAACGGCATCGAGGGCTCAGACAATGCACATAAATTCCTGTTACTCGAAGTGGAAGGGATTCCGAAGAAGGATGAGCTATCGAACGATGAAGAGCCGGCTAATGTGAAGGTGGATATAAAATCACTGGCCGAGATTCTCCAGGAGGATGCGCTGTTCCTTGAATATGATGAGAAAACGAGAAACAAGATCCGTTCCTCATTTCGTCTGCCGCCGATCTACACAGGCGAATCACAGGATTATAACAAGGCCACAGCTGACACCGCTCGTAAGACAACTGAAGAACAGGTATTTCAGCCGGAAAGAATGATCATCACTGGCAAGCTCAATACACTCTTTCTTCCTGATCTTGATCTCTGGCATGTGCGGCTTATATTAAATGGTCCAGACTTTCGTGATCCGCTCGAAATTGCAAAGGTCCTTACGCCATTTATTCAAGCAGGAGCGGTTTCACCGAATGACCTGCGTGATCTAGCTGGTCGTATTCTTGGGAAAACATTAGAAGAATGGCCAGAGGAAGAATATCATCGACCAATTGAAGCGAAGCCAAAGGCATCAACTAGCTTGCTTGATACGGTTTTTCAGAAGTCTGCGGGTTCTCAAGAAGATCTGATCCATCTCTTAAAAGATGTTAGGGATGAACTAGAGGAGATTCGCAAATGAGCAAGATCGATCAGCTGATAAAAAACATCAATACCTTTGTAAAGAAAGCCGAGCAAGATGAGGTCAAAGAACTTGAAGCAGCTGTAGCAGATTTCCCTGAGCTGAAGGATGTTCCCTCTTTGGTGGAAGAGTACGAGAAAACTATCGCTAGATTGTTCAGATTGCAACGCAGGACGTTTTTGAATGAACTGAATGGTTTTATATCCAAGGACGATTCGGAGACGTTAGAATCAATTCTAGCGTTCTTTCAAAATGACTTGTTTGCAGCTGATGAATTTGCGGAGCTGTTCGGAAAAGAAACGGCCATATTCTTGACTTTGACTGTCACGCAGCTGGCTGAGAAGATCATGCATTCCATCGATGCAGATATTCCTTTCAAGGTCTTATCTGAAAGAACCACAGAGTGGATTGAATCATGGTCGCAGGAGTTGGCGCAGCTGATGCAGCTGAATACTCATACAGCCATTGAGCAAACCTTGAAAGAGGGTATAAAAGAAGGCCGCTCTATCCAGGAGATTGAACTGCAGTTGAAGGATCTTCCTGAATTCAGCCGGAAGCGTGCACGTGTGACAGCTGTAACTGAAGTGTTAACTGCATCATCTGTCGCTCAACATGAATCGTATGTACAATCCCCGGCTGTAACGGGGAAGAAGTGGAAGCACAGTGGCGGAAAAAAGAATCAATCAAGGGATAGTCATGTGCAACTAGACGGGATGATTATTCCTCTCGATGAAGAATTCGAGATACCAGGCAGCGGAGAGCGGTGCATGTTTCCGAGAGATACACAGCTTACGCCAAAAGAGCGAGTAAATTGTCATTGTGCGGTTGGTCCTGTGGTTGATCCTGTTATTCTAGGATTGTCAGCTGAGGAAAAAGAAAAAATTAGAAGTCAGCCCTTGTAAAAACTTTTTTTCAAGAAAATTCTAGTATATAAATAATTCCTCAATGCAAATTAAGGTTGTATTCAACTTTAAGGAGGATTATTTATGAACAAACTTGAAATTTCTCTGTCTCAAACAACTCTTGATTCATTTATAAAAAGGAATCTAGAGAATTTCAAACAAGAGACTACTTTAAGTGAAGTTATTATTGAACGGTCAGGGGTTAAAGTAATTGGAAATGTGCATATCGAAAAAATAAAAATAAACAATCTTAGTCTAAACGAGCCAAACCTTATTGATTTGAATAATGTTGAGGTTCAATTCAGATTGTTAAATATAGTAATTGAAGTTGACATTGAAAGAATACATGATGAGCTTAAAATAGGGGGAGTAAGAGTATTTAGTTGGGATTTCTTTGGTGCAAACCCTGACATCAGGTTAACTATTGGGCTTGAAGACTTTGTTCAGCCTAATTTTTCTGCAAGCATGAAATGTTTTGTGAATAATAGGGATATTATAGTGGGGTTAAATAATTTTGATCTTCATAGCTTAAATCTACCTAATGATATTGCATCTAGGATACAGAACAATGTTATTGATGAAATGAAGAATTACATTAAAGATAAAATTCCTGGAAAATGGGAAGACAAAATAATAGACATTATTGGCGATTTGGCGAGATATTTACCAATAAGCAACTTGGGTGATTGGATATTGCAACAGATTTCAAATAGTAAGGTCTTAGAAAAATTAATAGAAAAAGCAGTAAGAGATCAAGTGAAAGATGAAGTTGTTTATTCTGTTCCTCCTGCAATCGAATTGGGATCAGGTAATAAAAAAGTGTCAATTGTTTTTGATGAAACTCAACCGTTCAATGTAGAAGTAAAGGAACAACAACTTATTTCAACAGTTAATTTTAAAGATCTTTAAATAAGAGCTTGAAAGGGGGTGAAAATATGCCACGCGAATTGATAAATGCAAAAATCACACACGTTTCATACGTGGACAGGGCTGCTAATCAAAAGCAGTTCTTTTTTATGAAGTCAGAAAAAGAAAATGACTTTGAAAAACAAATCAAAGTCATTGTCAAAGCTGATGATGCACAGCGTCTTGTGTACGGTATTGTATACGAACCAAACGTTGCCGATGCACATGGGGATTACATGACACCAGAAGAGATCGAAAAAGCGGCTCACGGATTCTTGAAAGACGCACGTGAGATCGACAAGCAGCATGATTTCCAAGGCGGTGTCGGGGAAGTCGTTGAATCGTACATTGCTCCGTCTGATTTTGAAATGGGCGATGAAGTTATCAAGAAAGGATCGTGGGTCCTTGTGACAAAAGCATCTGATGAAATCTGGGAACAGATTCAAAAGGGTGAGATCACCGGATACTCAATGGCCGGAACAGCGGATATAGGAAAACAAGAGGATCACAAGCCAGCTTCTGATGAGAAGGGGCTTTTTTCTTTGCTCAAAAACTTCTTTTTATCAAAAGGAGAAGTGAAGAACAGGTACGACAAAGGACGCATGCATCGTGAGTTTTGGGCGGCACAAGATGCCTTGAATTCTGTTTTATTTAAATGGGGTTCTTACGATGATGATGGTCTGGAGACTGATCCTGAAAAGGTTAGGGCAGCACTACAAGACTTTGTGGAAATCACACAAGAGATTCTGCTTACTGATGACTTGGCTGGGATCCAAACTGATCCACCTGAAGAAATCATAAAAGCTGGCCGAAAGTTTTCAGCTGCTAACTTGAATGAGCTAAAAAATGCAAGAGCCGCTATCGATAATCTGTTAAGTCAAGCGGAAGAGAAGGAGGAAGAAGAAGTGAACAAAGAAGATCTGCAAAAAATGCTAGAGGATACAATTGCACCGGTCGTAAAGCGTCTGGATGACCTTGAAAAAGGTGAAGACGAGCAGCAACCTGATCCGCAAGAAAATCAGCCGGATGAAGCTGTAGCAAAAGAAATGGCCGCAGCTGTAGAAAAGGCATTGGCTCCAGTTGTTGAAAGAGTCGAAGCCCTTGAAAAAGCACGTCCGCAAGGTAATGGAGTAGAGGATGCACAACAACAAGACGTACAAAAATCAGAAGCGTTATGGAACGGCTTGCTTTAAGCCGAGAAAAAGGAGGAACTAGAGTGAGAAATCAAGAGGTAATTAACAAAGCGGAAGTAACGCTTGCTACTTTAAAGACAGGCGGTCTCATGAATCCAACCCAATCTAGCACATTTATTCGTATGGTGCAAAATGCACCAACACTGCTACAAGATGCACGTGTCATTCCAATGGATAGCGATGCACAAAAAATCGAGAAAATTGGTTTTGGTCAGCGCATTCTACGTGCTGGTCAGGAAGGTGTAGGTTTAACTAATGAACAAAAGTCTGCGCCAACAACAAGCACTGTGGAGCTGAATGCAAAAGAAGTCATCGCTGAAGTAAATATCACATATGACACACTTGAAAACAACATCGAGGGTGATAATTTACAGAACACCATCATGCAAATGCTCGCTGAGCGTGCAGCCGTTGATATTGAAGAATTGATTTTGAATGGTGATACGAAATCTAGTGATGCATATCTAGCGCAACTTGATGGTATTCGTAAGCAAGCAACATCCCATATCGTAGATGTAGCTGGCGAACCACTTACACGCCAAGTATTCAAACAAGGATACAAAGCTGTTCCATCTAAATATTTGCGTATTCCACAAGAGTTCCGTTTTTACACATCGCCAGGACAAGAAGTCGAGTGGAAAGACAAAGTAGCGGATCGTCAAACGAATCTAGGGGATGCAGCTGTACAAGGTGGGCTTTCTTCTGCATTCGGTGTGCCGGTCAAAGGTATTGCAAACATGCAGTCATATGAAATGGGAGAGGACGGAACAGATGTTTCAGACATCTTATTGACTCATCCGAAAAACATTATCCTTGGCTTCTCTCGTAACATCCGCATTGAAGTTGATAAGGACATCCGCAGACGTAAATTCATCATTGTGTTGACTGCTAAGCTCGACAGCAAATTTGAGGAAGAAGATGCTGTTGCTAAGATCGTCAAGGTCAAGGAGTGATCAACATGTATACAGCGGTTTTGATCAAAGGAAAGACATACGCTGTGAAGGGGCATGTCTTTCATTTAAATCAGGAGAAAGAGATTGAGAAAAAGGTATTTCAATATCTCGATGGCAATGAGTTCTTTGATTGCCAAGAAGTGAAAACTTCTGTTGATGATCCAAAAACGGATGAGCCGGAGAAAGAGGAAGAAGAACCGGTACAAGAAGCAAAAACCTACACTGAAACTGAATTGAAGGATATGAAGAAAGATGGACAAGAAGCCGTTATTGTTGATCTTGGCGGCGATCCGTCTGAGTTCAAAAATGAAGGTGAAAGAATTGCCTTCATCCTTGAAAACCAAGAGCAACAAGAAAAAACAGGAGAGTAAGGCCGATGCTGATCTCTCCTGAAGAAGTTAGGGCGTATACCGTATTCGAGAGCGTGAAAAACCGCTCGGATGAATTATTGAAAAGTGACATCATTGAGGCTGAAGCTGAGGTATTTAAGATCGCAGGTCATGATTTCACAAGTGAAAAATATCAGCCGCTTCCTGAAAAGGCAAAGATCGCATTGATTAAAATGGCGCAGTTCTTCGCACTGATCAACGGCGATGAATCAATTATCAAAGGGTACAAGTCAGAAAAGATTGGTGACTATTCATACACCTTGGCAGATGGTAACGCCGTTTCAAAGCCAGATGTGTATAACCTGTTGATAGATTTCATTGAACCAGGGGAACCGCCAGAAGATCCAGGCAACGTCAAATTAAGGTTGAGATCGCTATGAGCTATCAATCATTATTAACTGATCGATGCGATATATATCACCTGCAGGAAGAACAAGCAGCTGGCAATCACTATGGAATACCTGTCCAAGATGCGCAGCCGGTCTTTTCATATTCTGATGAGCCTGACCAAGTTGATCAAGCATGTTATTTTACGGAGAAAAACCAATCCATCACACAGCAGGAGCCAAACGCAACCATTCACCAATCGTACCTTGTTCATTTTCCTAGTAATGCTGATGTCCGAATAAATGACAAAGTAGTATGGGAAGGCATTACTTTGAAACTGCAAAAGCCTAGGAGGATTAAAAACCATCATATTGAGGTTATAGCGATGAGGAGTGAAAGCCTATGAGGATTGATGGTCTTGATCAGTTCATAGAGGATTTAGATTGGGCGATTGGTGGTGGATTACGTGCCGAATATGAAGAATGGCTTGAAGCGATGGGGTATCAGTTTCTTGACATTGTTCAAGATGAAATTATTCGCACAAAAACGGTTGATGCTAGGCGTCTTCTGAATTCATTTCAAAAGGGAGATCGTGAGAACGTTTTTTCTATGGATCAAGGCGGTCTAACCCTAGATGTAGGGACCAACTTGGAATATGCATCTTACACAAACGATGGCCACTTTACGATTGATCCTAGTAAAAATCAGGACAGACGATGGGTTCCTGGTAGATGGGTTGGGGACAGATTTGAATATGACCCAAATGCCGAAACAGGGATGCTCCTGAAATTTCAATGGGTTGAGGGCAGCGGATATTGGGATAATGCAATAGCCATCTTTGAACAGATGTTTGAACGATCATTGGACCGCAAGCTGCAGCAATGGATCGATGAACGATTTGGACGGTGATTAGATGAATCAAGAAGTCGGCGCCATCATGAATTATTGTTACAAGCAGTTTCCGGTGAAGGTTTACGAAAAGAAAATTCCTGAACAATTTCAGGTCCCATCCATGTACTTTCCAGCAGCATGGGTCAATACAAGGAACGATACTGTGTCAACTTTCCTCAAAACATATACGCTGCATGTTAAAGTGTTTCACAAGGACTCTGGACAGGCTCATGATGCAGCTGAATCGATTGTAGATGCCTTATCAGCGGATCGGAATATCATTCAGATGGTCAGTGAAGAAGGTGAACCGCTTGATGATTATGTCCGCATTAAGAGAGCAGAAACTAGGAATGGTGATCAAGGCGTGGCAACGATTGTCCTCACATGGGATAGTGCCTATTGGTACAACCGAGACGAGCAGCCAAGCCTTGATGACATAAATTTTTCAGATGGGGTGATAAAAAGTGGCCAAGAATAAAAATGAATCACAGGTTAAAGAAGAGAAAGCCGCACCAGTTATTCCGAAGGAACCTGGCTTTTCATTTGAAGCCTTGAAAGAGCACAGCAAGGAATTGTTTGGCGTAAAGCCTGAAATCCTTGAGGGTGCTCTTTTTTATATCAAAGATCAACCAATTACAAAAACAGAAGCAAAGAAGCAGATTGATGCTTTTTTGTCTAAGGAGGTTTAAGCATGAATGGAGGTACTTTTACACCAGGTACAGAGAAAAAGCGTCCTGGTATCTACTTCAATTTCAAAACCACAGCACAGCAGCGAATTACGTTAGGTGATCGCGGCACCGTTGCACTCCCAATCACAATGAGCTGGGGAGAGCCGAAGACGTTTATTTCTATCTCAGGCATCGAGGACTTAAATAAAAAAGTCGGATTAAACATCGATGACAAATCACTGCTTCTGTTCCGAGAAGCGAAGAAAAAAGCACAAACGGTTCTTTTGTATCGCTTGAATGAGGGGGAACCTGCAAAGGCTCAGATCAGCGAGAATTTCAATGTGCTTGCCAATTATGGCGGACAGAAAGGTAATGAGGTCACGATCCAAGTCACTGAAAACGTATTGGACAGCTCCAAGCGTGATGTGGTGACTTACGTTGGTACAGACATTGTTGATAAGCAGGTTGTCACTGATGTCAAAGAGCTGAAGCAAAATAAATATGTTTCGTTCTCTGGTGAAGGTGAAGTGACAATCACCGCTGGTGTAACACTAAGCGGTGGGAAAAACGGTGTTCCAAGCGTCGCAGATTACACAGCTTTCCTGGAAGCAGCTGAAACAGAATACTTTGACGTGATCGCGCTGCCTAATAACACTAGCGAGCAGTTAAAAGCGACATTTGTGGCTTTCATCAAGCGGCTGCGTGATGATCAAGGACGTAAGGTGCAAGGTGTTTTGGCAAACTATCCGGCTGATCATGAAGGAATTATCAATGTCACAAGCGGTGTGTTGTTAGAAGACGGCACAGAGATCACACCAGCCAAAGCAACTGCATGGGTGGCCGGTGCATCTGCAGGAGCAAACTTCAATCAGTCGTTAACCTTTGTTGAATATGAAGGGGCTGTTGATACGTTAGAGCGTCTTGATAATGATCAAGTGGAATATCGCTTGTCACAAGGCGAATTCTTGTTCACGTTTGATGCGAGAGATCGCACAGTGAGCGTTGAGAAGGACATTAACTCCTTAACGACTTATACAACCGAGAAGAACAAGACATTCGCTAAAAACAAGATCATACGTGTGCTCGATGCGATCAACAATGATCTCACACGTGAATTGAAGGATTTAATTAAATTACGCAAAGCAAATGGCAATGACATTCCGGCATCTGATGACGGATTGCAGCTGGTGAAAACACTCATCACACAATATCTCACGCAGCTCCAAGATGGATCTGGAATCACTGGCTTTGACTCTGAAACAGATATTACGATCAGCTTGAATGAAGATCGTGACGGTTTCTTAATTGATCTAGCTGTTCAACCAGTTGATGCAGCTGAAAAATTCTATTTCAATGTAGAGGTGAAATAAGATGGCTTTTAAAGCGCAGAATACCATTTCAGGTAAAGAAGGACGCTTATTTCTCGATGGCGAGGAATTGGCGTTCATCAAGACGTTTGAAGCAAACGTGGAGAAAAACAAATCAGAAGTTAACGTTATGGGCCGTCGTATGACCGGTCACAAGACAACCGGTGCGAATGGGACCGGCACAGCGACTTTCTATAAAGTCACATCACGTTTCGTTCAGCTCATGCTCAACTATGTGAAGAAAGGGGAAGACCCATACTTCACTATTCAAGCTGTACTGGATGACAAATCATCCGGCCGAGGCACAGAGCGTGTCACATTGTTTGATGTGAACTTCGATTCTGCAAAGATCGCAGGGCTTGATGTGGATTCAGAAGCGCTAGAAGAAGAGGTTCCTTTCACGTTTGAGGACTTTGATCTTCCTGAGAAGTTGAAGGATTCTTTTTAACTTCTAGTTTGATTTATAGAAGAATCGAATATATAATCAATATATAATTATTTGTTGCGGTTGGTTTATCTAAATTGCAACTTGCGTAGAATAAAAAGAAGCCAGGATGTTGGTAGCATCCTAGCTCTTGAACAGTGTACAATTTTTTGGACCATCAAGAGCGTGGCTTTATCCTTAGTTAGAATAAGCACTTTTAGAAAATAGACTCTACCCTTTAACTTGTCCGAGCTCAAGGGAGGTCTATTTTTTCTTTTTAAATAGTGCCAACAGTGTCACAACGAATGTCAGAATGCTTACGGTAAAAATCCCAAAAGCAATCATTAGACTAATCGCTTCAAACGTTGACATGAGCATCACCCCCTTTCTAACGGGGATGAGCCAGACCGCCCTTGATAAATTGTACGTTCTCAATTATACATGAAAAGATTGGAAAGCACATTCAAAAAATGGATGTGCTTTTTTGTATTCAAAAAAACAAATCAAAGGGAGTTTTTAAACATGAGCGAAAAACAAACAAACAGCGTATATGATCTTTCATTCTTTATGCCAGGACAAACAACAGAAGCGGAAGAAGTCAAATCCATTATCTCAAAGCGTTTCGTTGATAAAAAAGGGAATGTCATTCCTTTTGTCTTCAAAGCGATCACAACAGAGCGCATCGATGAACTTGAGAAAGAAAACACGACTTTCAAAAATGTTAAAGGTCGTGGACGTGTGAAAGACTTAGATTCTCAACGTTTTTATGCACGTATTGCGGTTGAATCAACCATTTACCCTGATTTCAAATCAAAGGAATTGCGTGAGGCATACAGCACACAAGATCCAGTCGAAGTGGCAAAGCGTGTCCTGTCTGTCGGCGGTGAATATGCGAACTGGTTAAACAAAGCCATTGAGGTCAACGGTTTTGAAGATGAAATTGAGGACCTTGAAACAGAAGCAAAAAACTAATAAAAGACGGGAACAAAGAGGCTGTGTATCTGTATTACTGCATGCATGAGCTTCATTACTCCCCGTCTGAACTCTTAGAGGTCTATGAAGCGCCAAGGCGTTTCAAGGGCTTTTTATTTGGGTTGATAGCCCACAAACTAGAAGTTCTTGAAAAGGAATCGAAGAAAGGAGGATAAGACATGGCTCGTTTAACCGCTCGGTTTGAATTACAAGACCGGATCACGCGTAAGTTGCGTTTGATCAGAGGGGACCTAGAACGCCTTGATAGATTGCGCCGCAGATCAGAGCGGCCAATCACTTTAAGAATCAGAGACAATGCCACAATCGCATTAAGACGTGTGCAGCGTTTCGTATTGCGTGATCTTGCTCGAACTTATCAGCTGACGCTTGATGTAAATGATCTGGCCACAAAAGCACTACGAAAGTTCAATGGCTTCTTACAACGCAAGATGCCGCGTACTCATAGTGTGCTGATGCGCATTAAAGATCAGGCAACACCAGGGCTTGTCAGGCTTCGTCGTTACATCGATCGGAAGTTTGGCAAAGTAGAACGGTTTGCCATAACGGTTCATGATCGGGCAACCGCAGGGATCAAACGTATTGCTTCATATGCAGCGCGGCAGCTTGGCCGAGGGTACAGCTATACCATTAGAGCTGTGGATATGGTCCGGCGTACAGTTAGCCGTATAGCGTCTTATACTCGGAATACCTTGGGTACAGAATACAGGGTGGCGATCAACGCGATTGATCGTTTCACTGCTCCAGTACGTGGGGCTGTCTCATTTGCAAATACCCATTTGGGACGGACTTACACAACCACAATTAAGGTCCTTGACCTAATCACAAAGCCATTGAGAGGGATCGTGTCAGCTGTCACCAGTACGCTTGGTTTGCTTGGAGTAGGAGCCGGTGCAACAGGTGGTATTGTTGTGCCACTTAAAATGGTGGCGGATCGACAGAACATGACCACTGCGTTTGAAACTCTCTTAGGCAGCAGAGGGAAAGCCGATGCACGACTGGACGAGCTGACAGCCTTTGCCGGGCAAACGCCATTTACTCGTGATGAGATTTTCGAGTCATCTCGCGTCCTCCAAGTATTTACGGGCAATGCCCTTTCTACGACTGAAGGAATGAAGCTAGTAGGGGACGTTGCCGCAGGTGTTCAACGGCCATTTTCCGAAGTTGCGTTATGGATGGGGCGTTTATATGACGGCATTAAATCGGGGCGTCCTATCGGTGACGCAACGGCAGCTCTGCAAGAAATGGGGGCGATCTCTGGTGATGCCAGAGGGAAACTAGAGAAGCTTGCAAAGAGCGGCAAGGACATAAATAAAACTTGGCCAGAAGTAACGAAGGAATTTGGCAAATACAACGATATGATGATCAAAATGTCGGACAACTTGGCCAACTTATTTCTGGGTGTCAAATCATTCATCAACAACAGCATCCTTATGCCTTGGGGTAAAGGACTAGCAGCTGCGTTCCAACCTGCGTTAGAAGCATTTAGAACGTGGCGTGGGGAATATTCCTTCGTGCTGACCGATCTATCAAACAAAGCTGAAAAGGCGGGTAAGAAATTTGCTAACAGTTTCCTTGATCCGACCAAAAGCGTATTCGGATTCATTGGTGATCAATTTAAAATTCTGTTTCCTGGTGAGAAGTTAACCAAAAAGCAGACACAAGAACTCAAAGTGAAATTTAAGGACAACCCTAAGCTGAAGAAGCACTTTGAACAACTAGAAAAATACAGGGAAATGGACTTTGAAACTCGGTGGAAGCTTGTCCTTGATAATACGAAAGACGTTTTTGGCCAATGGTGGGAAAAGACAGGGAAACCAGGTCTTTTTAAGATGGCTGAAAATGTTGGGAAGACTTACGGCGGTATCATAAACGGTGTTATCAACGGTCTACTTGGTATTGATGACAAATCATCCGAGGACAGTTTCACTGATGCAGGAGCCAAAGCAGGAAGGATATTCATCGAATCATTTTTAGAAGCTCTTGATCCAGCGCAATTGGGAATTCGTATCACCAAGAAGATCGGTGAGATCAACTTGAATGCTCTTACTGGAGAAGGATCAATTGCTGGTGCTTTGATTGCCAATGCGTTTGCACTCGCATTCCTCGGAAAAGTGGCCACGTTATTAAAGCCGCTCAAATCCATTCTTTCTGGCGCTTTTGTTGCCTACAAATGGGGCAAAGGTTTAAGAGGAGGAATGGGAGCAGGAACGAGCGGTGGTGTAATTGGAGGTTCTGGAGGAGCCGGGCGACCGCCAAGGAACCAACGACCTCCTGAATATCGTCAGCCTTGGATCAATAGAGGGGAGCCGGTACGTCCAACAACGCCAAACCAAGGGCGTGGCGGTGGATTCTTAGGAAATCTCGGTAAAGGTGCAAAGAGTATTGGAAAACGCATTCCTATTCTCGGTACACTGATTGCCGCAACAGAGTTAATCGGTATGAACAATGATAATAAAGGCGAGAAGATCGGTGGGTTCACAGGAAATCTAGGTGGCGGTATTGGTGGAGCCGCAATCGGAACAATGATCGCACCTGGTATCGGAACAGCTATCGGTGGAATCTTAGGAAGCATCTTTGGCGGTGATCTTGGCAAATGGATTGGAAAGATGTTCGATAACGGTACCATCAAGAAAAAATGGGATGAGATCGTCAAATGGTCAGAGGATGCAATCAAGTGGATTAAAGATACATGGAAAGATATTTCAACTTGGTTCAATGACAACGTTGCTGAACCAATTGGTGGTTTTTTTGAAAAAGCATGGACAAAAATTAAAACCACTTGGGAGAAAGTCTCTAACTGGTTCATGGAAAAAGTATTCATACCTATTTATAACTTTGTTGTACCAATCATCAACTTTGTGGTTGGTGTTTTCACCGTTGCTTGGAACATTATTAAAACCATATGGGGTGTTGCATCAACTTGGTTTATGGAAAAAGTGTGGAAACCATATGGTAAATATGCAGTAGAAGCCATTGGATGGGTATGGAATAAACTTGTTGATACATGGAATTGGATCAAAGAGACATGGGGAGTATTGTCTGAGTGGTTTAATGAATATGTGTGGACACCATTTAAGACATATGCCATTCCAGCAATCATGTTTATCTGGAATCTATTCAAAGGTACATGGAACTGGATTAAAACAACATGGGTGATACTTGCAACTTGGTTTGATGAGTATGTATGGCAGCCGTTTAAAACTTACGCTTTGCCAGCCATTATATTCGTTTGGAATCTATTTAAAAACACGTGGAATTGGATTAAAACTACGTGGGAAAAACTCTCTACTTGGTTTGATGAAAATGTATGGCAACCATATAAAAAATATGCAGAACCAGCTATTTCCTTTGTGTGGGAGAAATTCCAAGATGCCTGGAGAATTATCAAAGGTATCTGGAAGACAGTGAGTACATGGTTTGAAAAATATGTTTTTAATCCGCTAAAAGACCATGCTGAAAGGTTAACGAGCACATGGAAAGGCTTATTTGACATTGTTGGGAATGTAGTTGGTAAAGTTAAAGAAATTAGTGGAAATGTATTTCATATCTTTGAGAAAAAAGGAGAAGAAAAAACAGGCCTGAAAAAGAAAGAGAAAACAGCAAATAACGCCACCGGTGGTTATATCACAAAGCCAACACTTTCATGGATCGGTGAGGCTGGGAAAGAGTTTGTTATCCCGACTGAAAACAATAAAGGTCGAGGAAAGATGTTGCTTGCTCAGGCTGCTTCTCACCTTGGAATGTCTGTTGTGCCAAACGGTGCATCACCAACCTCTCCAGCAAGCTCATCATCTCCTATGAGACCGGCAGCTGCTTCAGCAGTTTCCACTTCTGCAAGTGGATCAGTATCAATTGGAGACGCAGGCAACGCATCAAAATACGGGGAACAGTTCACGTCTGAATTCGAGAAGGGACTAAATAATAAAGTCATTTCCATGGAGAAATGGAAACAGGCAAATATTAATCAACCATTTACTCAAATTCAGACATCGACTCCGCAGTACGGAGCTCAAACTGTCACCGGCTTTGCTGCAGGTCAAAACATGACACCAACTGGCACAGGTCAATTTTTAGATCAAAATGTAAGGCAACACTTCTTATCTGCTCGCCAAGAGTCACCTACATGGGGCGGTGGACTGATTGACTCATTCAACAGCGGTATGCGTTCCAAAGGAAGCGAAGTGACACAAGCGGCCAAGGACATGGCCAAGAAAGTGGAGCAGGCGTTTAGGGAAGAGCTAGACATTCATTCTCCTTCACGTGTCATGATGAGTCTTGGGAAATTCGCATCGATCGGGGTTGTCAAAGGCCTTGATTCAGTTGACGTGAAGAAATTCGCAGAGAATCAAGCTGGTTCCTTAATTGCTGCATTTAGCGGAATGGGCGCATCTAACCTGAGTGTTCAACAATGGCTCATGGCTGCTCTAATGGCAACCGGCACATCAATGAGCTGGCTACCTGGTTTGATGACGATCGCGCAGCATGAGTCACGTGGGAACCCGAAAGCGATCAACCTATGGGATTCAAACGCCAAAAGAGGAACGCCATCTAAAGGATTGATGCAGACCATTGATCCGACCTTTAATTCTAATAAGGCAAGCGGCATGAACGACATCTGGAACCCGATTCATAATGCTGCAGCTGCTATCAATTACATCAAAGGCAGATATGGGAATGTGTACAATACGCCTGGATTGAGAAGTATCAGAAACGGTGGACCATATAAGGGTTATGCAAACGGGGGACTGATCACTCAGGAACAGATAGCTAGAGTCGGTGAAGGAAACAAGCGTGAATGGATTATTCCTGAAGAACGAGGCATACGTGGTCGCTACTTGTTGGCTCAAGCTGCACAGGCTTTAGGAATGGACGTATATGATCCGGCCAACACTGCATCATCTGAGCTTTCACAAGGGCAGGTGCAAACAGTAACAGCTGGCACAGCGAATGCACCTTCTGCTTCTGGTGGATCAAAACAGATCATCATTAATTTTAATGGTGAGCAGCATTATCATAATGGCCAAGATGCAGAAGGGCTTGCAGAGAAGATCAAACAGATGTTGATTGATGAGTTAGAGAATGAAATCAACACAGGAACGAAGGGAGTCGTGATCGATGGCTAAATCAAAATATCAACTTTGGATTTCGCAAGGGAAGGACAAATTACGATTCCCTGTCCTTCCTGAAAAACTTGAACTGAACAACAACGTACAAAATGAATCTATCAAAGTATCAAAATTTGGCGAGCTTACATTTTTGGATGTACCAGGGGCTCGCCAAATTTCATTTACAACGTTTTTTCCAAAGAAATATACACCGATTGCCGAATATAAAAGCATTCCTTCACCAGAGAATGCGATCGCCAAAATAGAGCGATTCATGAAATCAAAAAAGCCTGTACGCTTTATTGTCACAGGGACAAAAATAAATATGCAATGCAGCATAGAAAGCTTCAATCACAATGAAGGTACTTATGATGTTGGTGATCGAGAATTCACGCTGCAGCTTAAAGAATATAAAACTGCATCACCTAGAAAAATTAAAAGGAAAGCCAAAAAGAGCAACAAAAAACGCAGCTCAAAAAGCGCACCTAAAGTGTACACCGTTAAAAAGGGTGATACCTTGTGGGATATTTCTGGCCGTTTCTATGGTGACAGCACAAAATGGCGGCGTATTTGGAATGCGAATAAAGCTGCGATGATCAAACGAAGTAGACGCAATATTAGACAACCAGGGCATTGGATTTTCCCTGGTCAAAAATTAAAAATACCACAATAGGGGTGATCTGATTGATAGAACTCTTTGCAGTGCGGAGCGGGACCATGTATGAGCTGGTGACAGAGAGCGTCACGCTTCGTGGTCAAAGGTATCAAGCTCCCCGATCAATACAAGCAAATATCGTGACAAAACAGGGTTCTCAAAAGTATTACAGCATCAAAGAGGGTGACACGGTTCTTTTCAAATGGAAGGGAAAAGAGCTTTTCAGAGGAACAGTATTTGCAAGAACGCCCAAAGATGAAAAGATCACTTTTACTGCTTACGACATGCTTCAGTATTTGGTGAAGAACCAGGATGTCTATGTCTTTTCCAATAAGAGAGCTGATCAGATAATGAAGCGGCTTGGTCAAGATTTTCAGATCCCGATGACGTCGATCGCTAACACTGGCCATGTCATTAAATCACTTGTATTCAAAAACGATACAAGCCTTTATGACATCATCCTGCAGGCGTTAAAAGAAACAAAGAAGCAAACAGGGCGTAACTATCAAATCTATTCTGCTAAAGGAAAGATGGGGCTGAGAGCGTGGCCTGATCCGTCCGAAGTATGGGTCATTGAATCAGGCGTGAATCTCATTGATTATCAGTACAGCACCTCGATTGAGGAAACAGCCACACGTGTAAAGATGAGAGCGACACATGTGGAAAAAATTAAGGTGCTGAAGAAAGAAAAAAAGAAATCTAAGACTACTGACAAAGATAAAGAAAAAGATAAGAAAACGACCAAACCTACGAAGCCGAAAACTGTTACGCAAAAGAAAGAGATTGAGATGTTGGCTGTGGCGAATGATAGTGCTGCTAGAAGTAAATACGGCATCCTGCAGCACGTTGAAAGAGTGTCAGGAGAGATCAACCAAGCACAGCTGCAAAAGAGAGCGGATGTCCGACTGGCTCAAAAAAAAGGCGTAAAAAAAGAGCTCAAAAGTATTCAAGCTCTAGGTATTCCTGGATTACAAAGCGGCATGCCAATACGCATCATCATTCCTGATATCGGTATCAAAAAAACGTACTGGATCGATCAAGATAGTCACGAATTCAAAGGGGTTAAACACACCATGACGATCGATGTTGTTGAAAAGAACACAATTCCAACGGGGAACCAGACATGAAACTAAGCGAGGCAATTAAGCGATTGGCTGTCGATGCTGTGGATGCACAATCGCCAACTGACTTGATACTTGGTGATGTGGTGTCTGTTTCCCCTCTTAGTGTTCGACTCAATGAGAATGATAAACTCATCATTCCTGAAGAACTTCTTATCTGGCCAGCCCGCTTAGACGAGGGAGAAGATGATGAGCTAGAAGAAGGCGATAGTGTCATGGTCCTTGCGATGACAGGCGGACAAACGTTTTACATCTTAGATAAAGTAGTAGGAGGTGGTTCATAATGGCTCTTTCACCTGAAGAGGAAATTGAAGATTTTGAGGAAGATGAAGATGATATTGTTGGACCTTCGACTACCTACCGAATCGACTTTGAAACTGGCCGTCTAACCAATGAAAAGATTAATGGTCTCGATGCCATTCGCCAATTCGTTTATATCACACTTAGGACAGAGCGGTATGCACATCCTATCTACAGCCATGATGTTGGTTGTGAGGTGCAGGAATCGGTATCTGATGAAGAAGCAACAGATGAATACAAGGAGATGGAGATCCCGCGGCTCATTGAAGAGGCTCTTTTAGTGGATGAAAGAATTGAAAGTGTTCAAGACTTTGAGATCACTAAGGAGGGTGCAGCCTTTAAGGTGGTCTTTGATGTTGTGACAGATGAAGGAACCTTGGAGATCGAGGAGGTGATTGGCGAAGATGTTTGAAGAACAGTCTTATGAAGCCATCATGGAACGCATGTTGGAAAGAATACCTGATGACATAGATAAACGTGAAAACAGCGTCATATGGAATGCGTTGGCTCCTGCAGCTGCGGAACTTGCTCAATCTTATATATGGCTTGATCAGGTATTCGATCTTGTCTTTGCGGATACAGCGCAGGGAGAATTTTTAGATAGACGAGCTGCTGAAGTTGGAATCACTCGTAAAGCGGCCACAAGTGCTGTATGGTCCGTTGAAGTCTCGCCCGAAGGTATAAGAATACCAATCGGATCAAGGTTCTACATTGATAGTCTATATTTTCAGTTTGAATCTGATGGAACTTTGAAATGTGAAACTACTGGTGCTGTAGGCAATGGGAATTTTGCAGAGCTGCCGCTCTTATCACTCGATAACATACCAGGATTAGAGTCTGTCATCTTTGAAGAATTGAAGATACCAGGGCAAGAGGAAGAAGACGATGAAGCTCTTTATGAGCGGTACTTGATGAGGGCAAGGCGGGAGGCTGTTAGTGCCAACAAAGCTCACTATAAAAAGTGGGCTGAAGAAGTAGAAGGAGTTGGCAGGGCGAAGGTGTTTCCGCTTTGGAATGGTGAAGGTACAGTGAAAGTTGTCATCACAGATGGTAATTTTGATGTTGCGACGGATCTGCTCGTCAATAAAGTGCAAGAGTACATTGATCCAGTTCCAGGAGAAGGGGAAGGCCAAGCACCAATCGGGGCTACTGCCACCGTTGAAAGCGCCAAGTGGAAAGATGTTGAGGTGTCCGTATCGGTGGAGCTTAAAATGGACTATTCACTTGAAGATGCTCAACAAGAAATAGAAGAGAAGATCAAGGACCTCTTGAAATCACTTGCCTTTGAAGAAAATGTGATCAGAATGTCAGCGATTAATGACATTTTGTATCATGCGGATAGTGTGTCTGATTATGCGGATGTATTGATCAACGGTGAGGCAAAGAACTTACCGCTTCAGGACATTGAGATTCCGCGTCTAGGGCAGGTGATCGTCAATGAGCAAGTATGATGATATGAAGGCCTATTTACCTTCCTATCTAACGGAGATCACTGAATTTGATGAATTAATGAAATCCGAAGCCCCTGAAATGGAAAGGCTAGACGATTCTATTTTTGATATGACTGATCAGCTTTTTCCGATCACAGCAACATGGGGATTGGATCGATGGGAAAAAATGCTGAAGGTGCAGCGTGAGTCAGGTGACTCGATTGAATTGAGAAGGGCACGTGTATTGAATCTCATGTCAAACATTCCACCGATCACGTATGCATCACTAGAAAGAGCAGTGAACCGGTTCTTGAAGAACCCTAGCGCAGTGGTTCGTCTAACGACAGGCCGCTATCATTTCTCCCTTCGTGTTAATTTGGATGACCTGCAGAACACCAGATACATTGTAGAGACACTTGAAAACTTAAAGCCTGCACACTTGGCTTACAAATTCACAAGCGTTCATCACACAGACGTTAACGAAATAAAAGATTATCATAACCGGCTCACACTGCGCAGCAGAGTGGGCTTCTTTGATCACATTCCGATCCTACTCAATGGAGAGTTTTTACTGAATGGAACTTTTTATTTGAGCGGATCGCGCAATTCTACTGACATTCCTGTTCGGTTTAGGCAGTCTTTAAAATTGGCCATGAAGCTCAAAAAAGAAAAGCAAGTTCTTGGACGGACAAGATATGTCTTGGTAGGAGCCAAACATGAAACGGATCAACAAGCTGCTCTTACGCTTCGATCACGCCTCAATCATGTTAGGAAAGAAAAAAAGAAAATGACATTCCGCATGGCTGCTCATGTATCAAATGAGCAAAGCGGAAGTGTAATCATTAAGCAGAAATATTGGACGCTTGATGGATCGGTACCGCTCGACGGTTCAAAATATCTAGCTGCCACGTCCAAACAAATAGATTTATAAAGGAGGATCATTATGGCTGATCAATTAACCGTTACAACGCTTTATGCTCGCCAACAAATGGCGAAGGCTAGAGCAGAGGGAACAAGGCTAACTAAAGTGGTCAAGATGGCTTTCGGAAAAGGTGGAACGAAAGACGGAAAACCAATCTCTCTGGATGGAACAGAACAAGAGTTAAAGAGTGAACTTGTTCAAAAGGACATTGATTCATATGAGTTTATGGAGCCGGCAAAAATCCGGTACACGTGCACCATCGCTGAAGGAGAGCTTGCTGGGGAAATCATCAATGAATTGGCTCTTGTTGATGAAGATGGAAAGTTTACGGCGATCCGCACCATGACAGACAAGCAAAAAGATGGTGACATTGAATTCATCTTTGAGATTGATGATATTTACTAGGAAAGGAGTGCTCATCGATGGATATTAAATCTCCTAAAGTGTTTGAAACAAGTGACAAGGCTCATGCGGATCTGTTCAATGACATGGTTAAAGTGTTGCTTGAAAATGATACTGGACTGTTAGATCAACTTGGTGGCCATATTGGCGATACTAAGCCGCATGCATCTGAAGCGGAGAAAAAGAAATGGAATGAATCGCAGTTATATAAGATCACAGCTGATGACGGCAAATACTTGATATCTGTTCCAGCTGACAAAAATATTTATGATGCAATAAAAGACAAAGGGACCTGTACTTTCATTGCATCCCCAGGTGTAGAAGATTCCCCAGCGCCCAGCAATGCCTATTTGAGAGGGATACAGACTGTTGGCCAAAACAATATCGGAACTGGTTTTGCGGTAGATACGTCAGGTAATGCGTATTACTTCTACTATAATTCTAGCCATATATCAATCACTTGGACGCAGCTTCCGACATCAGCTGAAAAAGATAAATGGAATAGTGGCCAACTGTATAAAATCACTCAAGATTCGGGTGATCGTAAGCCGCTTCCAACTGTTTTGAATGGAACGGATGTATTGTCTTTACCCCCTGGCCGTTATTATGCAGCTGGTCAATATCTTACAAACATGCCGATCACAAACGATTCGTCATGGTTCAACATTGATGTTGAAAGAGCGGGCACTCGAAAAAATTTCCACGTCATAAGAAGTGTTGATAATGTGCATTGGTATGGAACAGTACACACTGACGGTTCATTTAAAGGCTGGGAACGAATGCTGACTGAAAAAGATGCAAAGCTCAATTGGAAGTATCCTACGATCGGCAACGGTTGGAAAACATATCAGTCTGAGGTCAATAATGATTATCGGGTACGTGTTGCAAAAGATGCGCTTGGAACTGTTACTGTTAAGGGAGCAATTGCCGGAGGGACATTAGGTGATGTACCTGCCTTTATGTTACCAGAAGGATGTGAACCAGTTGCTCCTTTCTACAATCTTGGAGTCGCTTCAAGTACCGGTGGTTTTAAAGGACCTCAATATAGTAGACAATATATCGCAACTGATGGCCGTTTTTGCATACAAAGCACAAGCAGCAATACTGAGTTTATTGTTGTGAATTGTATGTTTAAGGCAAAGGAGGGATAAATCATATGAAGCCAATATACGCGTACGATGAGGAATTTAAGTATATACCTGGTGGAGATAAAGAAATACCCGATGATGCTGAAATTCCAGAGGGGTTTACGGATGTACAACCTCAAGAAGGGTTATATATAGCGGAATATAATCCCGGAAGCAAGACATGGAGTGAGTCGGCAACCCAGGAATACATTGATAGCTTACAAGTAGAGCAACCACCAGATGATATAGATTTATTAAAACAGCAAAATGCGGTGTTAACAAAACAAGTTGCACAATTATCAAAAGACGCAGCTGAAGCAAAGATTCGTGAGGCTAAGATGGCCAAGCAATTTGCGCAGTTGATGATGGAACTTGAATCTTTAAAAGGTGGTGATTCAAAATGATGTATCCAACATTAAGTGATATAAAACAGTTCTGGGAATGGAAGTGTTATGAACCGCCGGACATTGCGTTTTATGTTGATATTGGCTATATCACAATTGCAGACTATGAAGAAATAACGGGAGAACAGTACGAAGCCTAGACGGGCTTTTTATTTTGCCTTCTTTAAGGGGGTGGACAAAGTGAGGGAGTAGGTGAGCATGGTGGAAATGGATTTGGCTCAATATTTGATGACACAAGGACCTTTTGCGGTTCTTTTTTGTTGGGTTTTGTTTTACGTATTAAACACAACAAAGGAACGAGAAAACAAGCTCAATGAACAAATCGAAGCGCAAAATGAAGTGTTAGCAAAGTTTAGTGAGAAGTACGACGTAGTAATCGACAAGCTCGATAAAATTGAACGGAATTTAAAATAATAGGAGGAAACAATTATGAAAAACTTCGACAAAGGCACTGTGATCCGTACAGTGCTTCTTTTTATGGCATTAATCAACCAAACTTTAATTCTATTTGGCAAGCCAATCTTGCCGATCAGTGAGGACCAAGTCACTTCGTTGGCTGAGACATTGTACCTTGCCTTCTCAATGGTCTTTACGTTAGTAACAACTCTTGTCGCATGGTTCAAAAACAACTATGTGACAAGTCGAGGGAAAGCCCAAAAAGAAGCGCTGCAACAAAAAGGATTAACGAAGTAAGGAGCTGCCATGAGGTGGCTCTTTTTATGTTTAATAGACCAAAAAGGAGACGATGAACGTGGTAAAAATCATTAAAGATTATATTCCGAAAAGCAACAAGAACCGTCCTGGCAACTACATGAAGCCTTTATATATTACGGTCCACAATACTGCTAATACTAAAAAAGGAGCAGACGCAGCTAATCACGCTAGTTTTGTTAAGCGATCTAGCACGGGGGTAAGCTGGCACTTTACTGTGGATGAAAATTGTATCTATCAGCATTTGCCGCTAAACGAAAACGGTTGGCATGCGGGAGATGGTCGGGGAACCGGCAATATGAGATCAATTGGTATCGAAATTTGTGAGAATGCTGATGGGGACTTTGAAAAGACAGTTGAGAACGCCCAATGGCTAATTCGTCAGCTGATGACTGAGCAAGGCATTCCATTGGCCAACGTTGTGCCACATAAGAGATGGAGCGGAAAAAATTGCCCTCGAAAGCTGCTTAATCGCTGGGACAGCTTCAAAGCGGGTATTGCAATCGCTCATACGAGTAAAAAGGCAACAGCAAAGCCTGTGAAAGCAACACCTGTCAAAAATACACCATCCAAGCCAATAGCGAGTAAGCCTAAAAAATCGTTTAACTTGCCATCTGGCATCATTAAAGTAACAAAGCCTTTGACAAAGGGCGCTGGAGTAAAAGCATTGCAGGAAGCCCTGGCTGCTGTATATTTCTACCCTGACAAAGGTGCAAAAAATCATGGGATTGATGGCTACTATGGACCAAAAACTGCTAATGCGGTCAAGCGGTTCCAGATTATGCATGGACTTGTTGCTGATGGTATTTATGGGCCTAAAACTAGAGTGAAACTTAAATCATTATTAAAATAAGGACGAGCTCATCCGTTTGGATGAGCTCTATGTTAATTCTTTTATTTTGAGCTTGAAAATATTATAAAGTCTTTTTCCAAGAAGATAATTTAATTCTTGTTTACGTCTATAGAAAGAATTCTCTAGAATGCCGGGATAAACAATGATTAGCAATTCAATCATACTACTTAGGATATTTTTAATGTTAATAATAACAGTCTTTAAAACTTGTAGAGTGAAATCATCATTTTGAATCGTTTCACAAAAATATTTATGAATATTATTGTGAGCTTTTATATTGCTATGAACTACTAAACAACATTTTCCATACTCTCCAGATAGATAATCGAAAAGCTGCTTAGTTCTAACATCCGTAGCGAATTGCGTTGTATTTTCTCTAAACAATTCATTAATTCCAGTCTCATCCGAATTACCGAGCTTCAGCATACATCTATGAAAATTCTCTAAAAGCGATCTAAGAACAAAATTGTAATATCTTATAGAATTGCTACTAGATAATGAGTGCATTAAAGAAAGTAAATCATGAAAAAATGAACTTCTATAATGATTTGATGGTAAGTGATCAATAACTGTTTTTGAAACAATTATTAATTTTGAGATTGATACCAATTCTGGTTGTTGGGGGAGGGGCTTTTTTGAACACACCAGGGCTAAAAAATTATTTATTTCAGCTTTTAATTCAGGTATTGCTTGAGAATTTATAGTTAATTCCATATCAAAGTCCTTCTAACCATTTCTTCATTTTTTCATTAGCAGTGTTTCTTTTTGAAGATTTAACTTTATCCGATTCCTCATCGGATTTAAAGTAATCCAGGATTTTTAATTTAATTTTATGTATTTCTTCTTCATTTAATTTTACGAGTGTTCTTGATACTCTAGCTGCAATTAAAGTTCGTGATTTCATAACGTAAGGGAGAAACTGTAAATCGAACACTTTAACAAGAAAATTTTTAAGGTCTTCGTTTTTTTTGAAAATTTCTTTTGAATAAATTAGAGCTATGCTTATTCCTAAGACTTCTATAGAATCAACGGATTCATATAAAAGCCTGTTGAGGTATTTATCCATTTGTAATTGAGAGCTCATTCAGTCTCTCTCCCCTCTATTTTCGTAAGAAATTCAATACATATGTTTTTAATGTCATCTTCAGACTTCTTATAACGAGATGCAATATTACCTTGATATCCAACAGTTAGATCATTTACCAGATGTGTAAAGGAATCAAAAAGATCAATTTCTTTAACAATATCGGAAGACTCAAAGGTTTCTCTTAGTTTCTGAACTTTTTGCCTGTTCATATTATCTACCATAGTGTATACAATTCCGAGCGGATGAAGGTTTAAGTCTTCATCGAATTTAAGTCGGTCGATAACCTGTTTTAATAATTTTATTCCTAATATAGAGTACCGGTCTATTCTGTTAGGGACAATATAAAAATCTGAAGCCTTAAGAGCGGCATCTGTGTAAAATGAAATTGTCGGTGGGCAATCTATAAAAATATAGTCATACTCTTCTTTTAAAGCAAAATCTTTAATGAATTTTTTAATTCGCCTAGATTTTGATCCATCATTTTGATTATCATCAAATATCAAGTCAATATTACCACAAATAAGGTGGATGTTTGGATAGTCATTGCTGCTTATTATAATTTCAGATGGTTCAGGGAAAGCAAGTTTGTGACTTATTGTTTCTTGTGTTTGAAAAAGCTTTCTAATAGATTTATTATGTCTGTATTCATTCATGTATTCATCTTCGAGATTTAATAAATCTAATAAAGTTTGAGTGGTGTTAAACTGCGGATCAACATCGATAAATAAGATTTTTTTATCCATATAATTAGCTAAATACTCTCCCATACCTATGCAGAGGGTTGTTTTACCTACTCCACCTTTCATATTGATGAAGGAAATCACTTTACCCAT